GATTTAATACTATGGTGGATGCTTTTAAAGGATTGACAGATAAGGTGGGAGTGGTTGGACAATTTGTAAGAGATAAGCAAAAACAAAAAGATTATGATCAGTGGGCTAGAAATCAAAGATATAATTCTGCAGCTGTAGTTCCGGTTAATAGAAGTGGTAATCATGGTAATTGGAGTGTAACAGGTAGTTCATATGGTGCGTTTAGACAACCTGAACAAGGTTTTACTAATGAGGGTCGTTACATGAATAATCCCGGAATGAAGATAAGAGCTTTTGGTGGTGCTATTGAAGAAGCTTTAGAGATGCCTGTTGAATATGTTGATGTTGATAAGCTTATGCAGGATAAGCCAGTACAACAACCTATTGAGCAACCAATGGAACAAACAGAAGCTGCACCTGTTGAAAATCAAAATTCTTCTATATCATCTGGAGCATTTGCTATGCCACTAAGTACTATAAAAATTACTAGTGGATTTGGTTCTAGAAAAGCTCCTCTAAAGGGAGCATCTACAGATCATAATGGTATTGATTTATATGCACCTATAAATACTCCAGTATTTTCTCCAATGGACGGTGTAGTTGAAAAAGTTTATTATAATGATCTAGGTGGTAAACAACTTATTATACGTCACTCAGATGGTTCAAGATCTGGATTTGCACATTTAAATGATTATGGTGTTGCTGTTGGTGATAAGATTGCTAAAGGTCAAAGAGTAGCTTTATCAGGAAACACTGGTAATTCTACTGGTGCACATCTGCATTTTACTTTTAGAACACCTGATGGAAATCCCGTAGATCCATCTGTGTTTTTTAATATGAATGGAATAACTGATACTGATAATTCTTCTAGTACAATTTCTCATATGGATCACAATAATCCAGGTAATATACACTTTGGAGAATTTACTAGTAAGTATGGTGCTACTAAAGGAAGAAAAGATGGAGATGGTTATGTTGCTATTTTCCCAGATGCTATGACAGGGCTTAAAGCAATGGATGATCTTTTATTTAACCCAAAAGGAATTTATTATAATAAGACAATAGCTGATGCAAGAAATACGTATGTTGGAATACCAAATGAAAGTTCACGTGCAATTGCTAGTGCAATGGGTGGAAATAAAAGACTTGCAGATCTTACTCCTGAAGAAAGAAAAAAACTTAAACAAGAATTTGCTAAATGGGAAGATAGAAATGTTTATAATGCTTACAGAAAAAATGGATATTTTGAAACAGGAGGAACTGTTGGAGGAACTGTAACATGTTCAAATTGTGGTCATTCTTGGTCAACAGAATCTTCTGATCCATCAGATGTAACTACATGTCATAATTGTGGATTTACTAACAATACAATTGATAATAATATGAAAATACGTATAACAGGTGGACCAAAGCAAATGGCTTATGGTGGACAATCAGGATATGGTTTTGATCTTGGTCAAAGAAATACATATTCTGCAATGTCTCAAAATCCTTATGAAGAATCTTCTAGAACTTTAGGTCCAGTAGATAGAGAAGATGCTAATATAGAAGCAGAGAAAGGTGAAACTGTATACGGTGATCTTAACAATGATGGTCATAATGAACATATGATTATTGGTGGTAAACGTCACACTCAAGGTGGCACACCTCTTAATGTACCAGAAGGAAGTTTTATATTTTCTGATACAAAGAAAATGAAAATTAAAGATCCTGAAGTTCTTAGTTACTTTGGATTAAAACCACGTAAAGATGGATATACACCTGCTGAGATTGCTAAACGTTATGACATAAATAAATATAAAGCTATTCTTCAAGATCCATTAGCTGATGCTATTAGAAAAAGAACAGCTCAATTGATGATGGAAAGCTATGAAAAGAAACTTGGTTATTTAGCTCTTATACAAGAGTCAATGAAAGGTTTCCCTCAAGGTATTCCTAAGATTGCTGAAGAAGTGATGGGTGGAGGACAACAAGGAGGACAACAAATGCCTCAACCAGGTGGTGAAGAACCACAGCAACAACAAGGACCTCAAGAAGAAATGGCCGAAGGTCCTGAAGGACAAGAAGCTCCAGATCAAGAAATGATGGAAGGTCAATCTCCTATGGGAAGATGGGGTGGTAGTTATGGATATGGTGGTGCTCCAATGTTTCCTGATGGGGGTGAACCCTGTTACGATGCTCAAGGTAATGTTATACCATGTGAAGATAAAAGATTAAGTGAACTTGGTTCAGATGCATATACAAGAATGCAACCTGTATATGATACAGTATTTGAAGCAGCTAATAAATATAAAAATCCTGAGACAGGAATGGTAAGCCCCTTTAATTCTCTTAGAGCACAACTCAAAGGAATGGTGAAGCATCCTGAATTTTTATTTATGAAAAAATATGATCTTCCTAATCAAGAAGCTGATCCATATCATACTGGCAAATACACTGTAGATAGACCGGGTAATAGTACTATGACATGGTGGCCAGATAAATATGCTCAACCTAGAAGAGAACGTACTGGTAATGATGGAAGCTGGTGGCAAGAACATGTTAAAAATCCTTATCAAAACTGGAATGATCAAAGAAAAATAAATAGAGGTATTAGACGTCAAGGAAGTTGTGCTTCAGGTAATTGTACAGAACAAGAAATGCAAGATCAAGCTATGTATGGTGGTATGTATGAAGATGGTGGTTATTATATTCCTCAAGACTATGGTCAAATGGCTTATGGTGGATACTTACCTTATGCTGATGAAGGAATGCAAGTGGAAACTAAAGAACAAGAAGAAGCTAGAAAAAAGAAAAAAGTAAAAACAAAAGATAGAGGAGATGTTGAAGCTGAAGTGTATGGTAAAGGTTCTATTCCTACAGGATATGTTCCGTACCCAGGTAGTTCTGATCTTTGGTGGATACCGGGTAAACCAGGTAGTGTAAAGAAAGGATCTTGGCATGAAGGACGTGTAGTAAAAGGTAGAGGTAAAAATTGGAATGTAAAAGGTTGTGAAAATCTATTATATACAGTGGCTGATATGAAAGCTAGACCAGGTTGTTATAAAACTTTCTTAGAAAAAGAAGGTTGGAAAAATGCTTCACCTGAAGAACAACAAGATGCTCTAAATAGAATGAAGCAAGGTAGACATACTGTTTTTACTCCAGATATACAAGACCCAGGTACAGATCCTTTATACGCAACTATTGAAGAAGAACCAAGAGTTGAAAAACCAGTACCTAAATTTATGTGTAATCCTTCTGGAGAAGGGGTGATGGCTATTGATCCTTATACACCAGTACCTCCAGGTGCTGTTACATATAATACTAGAGAAGAAGCTGAAAAAGTTTGTAAATCTACAACTAAGAAAGAACCTAGGTATATATGTGAGGATAATGTAATTAAAACACTTCCAGAAGGAAGTAATACAGTGGGATATAAAACTGTAGAAGAAGCACAGGCTTCATGTACACCTATTAAAAAAAGAAGACAACCTGGTTTTGGAATGCCTCCAATGTTTAATGCAGCAGCTGCTGTTGGTCCAAAGAAATATCATCCATGGGCAGCTAAGTTAGAACAATATATGCCTAATCCAGCATTCTTAAGTCCTGAAAGAGAACTTGCAGAAAATGCAGGATTAGCTACAAGTATGACAAGAGGATTTACAGGTAGTCCTCAACAATATTTAGCTATGGCTAATGCAGCTCAACAAGGTGCTATAGGAAATGCTGGTAATATAATTGGTAAAATAAGTAATCAAAATGTTGGAATAGCTAATCAGTTTTCTCCTTTACAAGCAGGTATTATGAATGATATGATGAAGTATGATGCTAATAGGCAAGATGTATTACATCAGAATGAAAATATGTATGATAAAGAATACAGAAATAGTCTTAGATCATATTTACATAATTATGTTGATGTTCCTAATAAAGCTGCATATGAATATGTTACTAAGAGAAACATCATGAATGCTTCAAATCCTTATTACAATTTAACAGATGGTCCAGGAGGTGGAAACTTAATGTTAAAACCTGGAACAAATGCTTATTCAACAGTTACAGGAAGAGCTTCAGGTAGTACTGCTGGAATAGATGCTAATACTAAAAATAAATATATGGCTAGAATTGCTGAGTTAAAAGCAGGAGGTCTTGATTCTAAACAAATGGCTCCGATATTAAATTCTGAATTTCCTAGTATGTCTAGTAATAGTAGAAGTGCTTCTCGTACTAACTCAAGACAAGCTGCAGCTAATCAGTATATGAATATGTTCCCAGGAGCAGGATATCAATATCCAGCCAACTATGAAGAAGATGATTCTGATTATGGTGCTTAAACCTTTAAAGTTTAGTTTTAAACTTTAAATATTTTATTGTATATTATTAATGAAACTATGCCACAATATTTACCATTTATACCAGACACATTTCCTGAAGCAGTAGTATATGCACCTGACTTTAACTTTTTTGATAAGATGCTGCAGAGAAAACAAGCTCTGTATGAAGCTGGTGTATCAAAAGCTAAGTATGCATATTCATCCGTACATGATGCTCCTTTGTCTGATAAAGCCAACATTCCTTTAAGAGATCAGTATATTAAACAAGCTGAAGATGGTCTTAAAAAAATATCTGCTACAGATTTATCCCTACCTGAAAATCAGCAAGCTGCTGAAAGTCTTTATTCACCTTTTTGGGAAGATGACCTTATCAATCAAGATACAAGATTAACTAGATGGTATCAAGAACAAGGTCAGAAATTGGCTAACATGAGAGATTCTTCTGATCCTAAAGTTAGAGAACAATACAATGGAATAGCTATGAAGTACATATCTAATGGATTAGATGTGTTACAAAATGCTAATAGGGATGCTAGTAAATATGCTAAGGTGGAAAAAAGAGAAGCTGTTCCTTTTAGAAATGTTCCTGCTTATTTAGATGATGAAGCAAAGAAAGAAGAATTAAAAATAGTTTGGGATGAACAAAGTCCAGATGGAGCATATTTTGTAAGTACAACCAATGGTCAAAAATCTGAAAAGAAGTTTTCTACATGGGCTCAATCTAAAGTGGGAAATAATTTTTATGATCAGTATCATGTAACAGGTATTGTGGAAAAAGAAGAAAGAGCTAGACAAATTAAAAAATTAAATCCTAATTGGAATGAAGAACAAATAGGAAAATATATGGCTCAAGATGTTGTTGATGAATTAACTAAAGGATATACAAAAAGAAAAGCTGATGTTAATGCTGAGATAGCTAGACTTGATGGAATGCTTGAAGCTCTTCCAGAAACAATGACAGCTAGAGATAAAGAATTAGCTGACAGAATCACTGATGAAAAAACTAAATTATACGGTAATCTTTCTATGATAGATGAGGAGTATAAAGGATTTGATGCTACTAAAAAACAAACCATTCTTGATAATGTTTATGGTAATCCAGATGGTTATTTTGCACAATTAGCTAAACAAAGAGAGATAGGTAACTGGGCTGTTGGTAGAGCAAGTATTGAAAGTAAAGAAATAAAACCAAACACTGCTTGGAGTTCTGCTCAAACTCTTAATATGCAGAGAATAACTGAGAACCGTCAAGAAAGAGAATTTCAACATAAGGTTAGTGAAGACATGTATTATAGAACACATGCTAAACCTGGGACTAAAGGTGGTGGTACAATTACAGTAAAAGATGCTAATGGAAATGATATTCAAATTCCTATAGATGGTGGAGAGAGTTCTATTGATCCATTATCAACTGGTATATACACTGGATATGGTTCAACAGATGTAACTAAGAATGAAGCTACAGCTGCTGATCTTTTTAACAAAACACAGGATGGTCTTTATCTATCAGCACATGATCAAATATTTGATTCTAATGGTATCCTTACATTAGCAACTAATTTAGGAATGTCAAGACAAGAAGTTGTAAGTGTATCTACAGCTTTGAAACAAGATGTTCGTACTAAATATGCAAGTCCTAATGCAAGTTATACTTTTACAAAAGAACAAAAGGCTGCTACAGATAAATTAAAAACAGCTCTTTCTACAAACGAAGCTGTTAAAGCATCTGGTATTAAGCTTGAAACTACAGAAGGATTAAGAGATGCAATTAATGTATACACTTTAGATTATTATAGTAAGAGAAAACAACTTACTGATGATGGTCATTATATACCAATGACTAAAGAAGAAAGATCTGTTTTAAGAAACTATACTATTGCTAAAAGTAAACTTGACACTTACCAAGGAAATGAAGAAAACCGTAAGCAATTAATAGAAAAAAATATTTTAAGTAACCCTGAAAAATATGGTACTATTACTACCATAAGACATGGTAAAAAAGATTTAATCGGTGTTGATGATATAGCTAAAGAATTAAAAAATATTGAATTAAATATACCCGGTGAACTTAACTCTTCTCCAGTAAAGATGTCTAAAGAGGAACTTGCTAGAAAATATATGGCTGGTGAATTAATACAAACGGAAGGTGGAGATCTATTTTTTGATGGAAAAAAATATAGTATAGCTTCTATAAATGGGAAAAGTACAGGTTGGGGGGCAGATACTAGAGCATATAATAAAATGATACATGATTTAGAAGCTTCACATGGTATGTCAGAAGATTTTTCAAAATTAATAAAAGAAGCTCAACACACTATTATTCCTAATTTATTATACTATCAACAAAGATCTGGTAAAATGGGAGCTCAGTTTGATTATGTATTTGATACTAAACATAACATGAGTGAAGATAAATCTGCTAGAATATTTAATGCTGCTATTGGTAATGCTGATAACGGTGTCTTATATGAAGCAGATGGTGTTACACAACTTGCACCAACAACTGCTGAAAAATTAAGAGGGCTTTTATCTGATGAACAAGGTATGGAAAAATATGTAGGTAAGTTTACATACAAAACTCAGGGAGTTGATGGTCAACCCACTCTTCAATTTACAATTAAAGATCAACCTTCTGAAACAAAAGGATTTGATATAGATGATATTAAAACTAGAACATTTAATATAAAAATACAACCAACTGCTGCTAGTCCAGATCTCAATGATCTTCCTAATAGTACAGGTATGTATATTTATGGTAAGCTTCTTAGAGGTGAACCAATTAAAAGTGACCCTATCTTAGCAGCATCAGGATTTGATTATGAATTAACACCGGATGCAGATCCTTCAGGAAATACACAAGGTGTGCATCTTGATTTAAAATATAACTTAAGAGTTAATAGTGTAGATGCTCAAGGACATCCTAAAACAGAATTAAAACCTATGACAGAACATAGATTCTTTAATATGTTGCAGGGTGAAAATAGAAAAAATCCTGATGAAATTATGTCGTATTTAGATTCTTTATATCTAGAAATTATGGATGCTAATGGAAATAAAGAAAATGAATACCAAACTGCTGTGAAAACTAATCCAAATGTTGTAACTTACAACAAATCTGATTATTTCAAAGAGAAGGGAATTGTAATAAATAAAAAATAAAAAGTTATATACATGCCAATTGAAACAGGGATCATACCAGACCAACTGCAAGGAGACTATTTTCAAGATCCAGAAGTTTTTTTACCTCAACAGACAGGTATACTTGATTTAATTTCAACTGATCCAGGTCAATCTGGACAAACTCCACAATACAATCCTGTACAAAATAGTCTTGATAACTTTGAAAACACTAAGACTAGTGTTGAGACTATGGCTGCTCCTAAGTTTTTTGACTGGGACAGATCTCAAGCTGATCGTTATGTAAGTTCTGACAACTATAAGCAATTAGGTTTTGATCCTGATTTAGGTCAAGAGAATGAATACAAATATGGTAGAGCTCAGACATGGGGAGATGTATGGGGGAACGGTCTTACTGGTATGTTTAAACTTGCTAGTAATACTTTTATAGAAGGTTGGAAAGGATGGGGGCATATGGCTGATGCAGTATCAACATGGGATTCTTCTAAACTTGTAGGAACTCCTGAACAATTACAAGAACAGAATAAGAGTACTAATGATATAATGAATAAATATGCTATTTATTCAACACCTGAAACTGAAACAGGAATATTTAATCGTAAGTTTTTTGGTGATATGTTACAGCAATCTGGTTTTGCTGTAGGTACAATTGCTCAGTTTCTTTCTGAAGAATTATTAACTTATGGACTTTCTACAGAATTCTCTTTAGCAAAACTTGGAATGAAAGCTCCAAGTTGGGCTGGTCGTATTGTTACTAAAGCTGATGTAGCTAAAGATATTACAAATCTTGGTAATTCAATATGGAAGTCTAGAACAGTTGCTGAAGGCCTTGTACAAGGAGCACGTAAATATGTTCCTTTGTTTGATGCTGGATATGATATGTATAAGTATGGTAAAGCAGGAGCTGGTGTATTACAAATGGCTTCAATTGGTGTAGGTGGTGTAAGACGTTTCTTAAGTGAGGCTAATATGGCAATGACAGAGGCTCGTATGGAATCTGCTGGTACTTATGGAGATCTTTATAATAAATTATATGATGAAGAACTTTACAAAACAGGTCAAGCTCCATCATCATTTGTTGAAAGTAGAATAAAAAGACTTTCAATGGAGGCTGCTCAAGATAACTTTAAAGTAAATACAGGAATTTTATTATTATCAAATAGACTTCAATTTGATAATTTGTTCAGTAAGTTTAAGATGGGACGTAAAGTTGTTGATGAAGGAACATCTGCATTTGCTGATGATATTCTAAAAGTTACAGGTAGAGCTGTTGGTAAAGAAGGTGCTGAAGAAACTACAAAACTTTATACCAAAGGTGTATTAGGAACAATGGGATTACTTAAAGATATTTCTAAAGACTTTGGTGCAAGAACTGCTGCATGGACTGCAACTAAAAGTGCAGGTGGTCGTTTATTAAAAATAGAATGGGCTGAAGGTATCCAAGAATTATTTCAAGATCTTTCTAATAATAGTTTACAAAATTATTACTATGACCTTTATCATGGAGCTAAAGGTTCAAATTTCAAAGATTCATTATCTAAAGCTTTTGAAGAAGAAGGTAAAAATAATCAAGGAATGAAAACATTCTTGATGGGTGCTGTAACAGGACATCTTCTTTCTCCTATAAATATGGCTGTAGGTGCTGCTAAGAAATTTGGTACAAGTACTAAGGAACAAAGAGCAGCTCATAAAGATAGTGTTAAAGATGCTGTTGATACTATTAATTCTTATTATGAAAATCCTAATAGATTTTTAAATGAACATATAGCAAACATTAAAACTCAGAATGAAGCAGGTAGAAGAATGGAAGTTGCTATTTATAATAAAGATCCATATCAATATACCAACTTTAAAGATTCAGCTTTTTCTAAATTAATGGCTACATCAATGAAGACTGGAATGTTTAGTGCTCTTACAGATAATATTCGTGGGTATGCAGATACATTTAATGACAAAGAATTTAAAGAAGCTTTTGGTGTAGACAAGGATGAAGCTGGTATCACTTCAGTGAAAGCCTATTTTGATAAAGTTGCTACTGAAATGGAAGACTATCAAACTACATGGAAAAATCTTAAAGAAAGATTCAGTGATCTTGTTATACCAGATTTATATAAAGACGGTACTCCAGAACATAAAATAGCAACCACTGCTAAAAAAGCTTTGGATGATGCTTTAGAAATATTAGCTACAAATGATTATAAATCTAAAAGAGCTGCTGAAAGAGCTGTTAAAATACAGACTGATATGGCTTCTAAACCTGTCTATGGTTCTTCTGTAGCTACAGCATTTAGAAATCTTGGTGTTTTACAAAACACAAAAATTGAACTTGATATTTTACAGAAAGAATTAGAAGCAGCTAAAGCTATAGAAAATAAAGATCAAGCTACTAAAGATCTTATTAAATCTAAAGAAGCTCAAATAAAGTCTCTCACTACATGGTATGAAAGCCATCAATCACTTCTTGAGAAGGATGGTTCAAAAGGAAAGAATTTAAGAACTGATGCAAAAGCAAAGAAAGCTTTTCAAGAATACATGAATTCTAAAAATACAGAATCAAAAATTGATACTGTTATTAAAACAGATGATGTAGAAGAAATCTATTCTAATTTAATGGATTATATGGATCTTAACAAAGATCATAAAGATTACATTGATGCTTATAATATAGTGGCCAATCCTATAAACTTTGTTAAGGTGCATGGTAGAATCATTGATGCTATCAATCACACCAGAGAAAGGTTTAATGCTGAACATATACAAGAAGCAGTGGATGCTATTGAAAAAAATAAAGCAGCAGCTTCTCCAAAAGAACAAAAAGAAAAGGCTCCTGATTTTAATCAGTATTTAAAAGACACTCATGAAGGTCAATTAGAATCTGGTGGTACAGATCTTCCTTTTGAAGAATGGAAATCTACAACTACTGCTAAAGTTTTTACAGACTTATATAATAAAAAATACGGTACTAATTTTAAAATTGAAGATCCTAAAGAACAAACTTCAGAAAATCTTTCTGAACTTGAAAATGAAATTAATAATGCTGATTTCTTAGGTGAAGATTATCTTGGAGAAATCATGAGTAGGATTTCTAAAATACTTAACATTTCTATAAAAGAAGCTGAAGATCTTTATATTAAATTCCATGAGTCAATGGACCAGACTCAATTACAAGCTGATTTAATGAAGCTTGGTGCAGATAAGAGTAAGAGTGTAGATGAAGTAGTAAGTATTTTTAATAAGCATGTAATTCCTTTGTTTATTGATGAACTTCTTAAAAGAAATCAAACTCAAAGTTCTCCATTAACCGGAAGAGAAAACCATGAAATTATAGAACTTCCTTCTCCTAAAACAGTTCTTACTAAACCTAATCTTAAAGCAGGTGAAGTTTTATTAGACAATGGTAAAAATGGTATATTTATAATTCAACATGATGGTAAATTTTCTGTTGTAAATTCAGAAAGAAATTCACCAATTGATAAACAAGCAAACATCTGTATAACTAAAGCAGATGCTCTTGCTGAAAGAGATGCTTTTATAAAGAAAATTGCAGACAAGTTTAAGAAAGATAGATCTTATTATACGTTTGGTGGTATGGAAATAAGAGCAGGTCTTGTTATGACAAGAAACTCGGATGGTAAAAGATTTGTTGTATATAATTTAGGAGAACCATATGTTCCTACAAATGCTGATGGTTCACTTAAACTTGGGACAGATGGTCAACCAATTCCTCCAACTATTAAGTTGATAATGCTTAGCAATAATTCTAGAACAAATAGTTCTGTATATGTTAAGGCTGAAGAACTTTCTCAAATGTTTACCATTAAACAAAAAGAAGAAAAACTTGAAACAGGAGAAACTGTATCAAAAGATACTTCTAGATTATACCGTACTACGGAACTTAGTCGTATCTACCCTCATGTAAACAGAGATGTAAATGAAAGTGAAGAAGATGCTCAAAGAAGACTTGACACTTTATTAAAGAATACTCCTGCTGCTGATTTACAAAAAGGAATGAGTATTAAGATTACTAAAGGTGCTCCTACAAGAACATCTAAGAATGTAACTATGGGAGAGGGTATGAAAGCCAATCCTAATTTATTTCAGTTTAGTGATAAGTATAAAATTGAAATGGTGTTCCAAGGTCAAACGATTGGTTATTTAACCAACTATGATAACCTTAGATATATAACAGACAATGGTGTCAATATTCCTATAGAAAATTTAACACTTGATCAGTTCAGAACTATATTTGATTCAAAAGGTAAAGATCCTCGTAAAACAATGGACGAGTTTAAAACTGCTTATAGAGAATCAAAAAAAGTATTTAATGAGCTTTCTAAGTATGTTAAAGGTGATGGAGAAAGTACAATATCTCCAGAACAACTAAATAAAATATTAATCATAAACACTGAGAAAGGTGAATATGATTTTGTTGATAAAAAAGATGCTGTTACATATCAACAACTTTCATCTCAAAAAATAAATGGTTTCTACTACATCATTGATCGTTCTAAACGTTATGGTAAAGGATACTCATATACAATGACTGAGAATCCTATTACAGATGCCACTGGTAAAGACAGACAGAAGATTGAAAAAGAAGTGGATGCTGAAATGAGTTTAGCTGAAAGAAACAATTCTCCTTATTTAGGAAGATATGTAGCTGTAGTAAAGATGAATGATGGTAAAATAAGGTTTTTAAATCTTACTACTGAAACAGTTTCTGATGAAAAGCTTAATGATTTTATCACTAAGATAAATGAACGTACAGCTCTTACTAAAGAAAAGAATTTACAGAAATCATTAAATGAAAAGAATGAAGAAATTCTTGTTCGTAAAGGTGTAGATTTTAATAGTGAATTAAATTCAGAATTAGCCACTGGATTATTTATTACAGTTCCTGCAGCTAATGTAGGAACCTATGTGGATTTTGGTGTAAGTGATACAGGTAACTTAGAACTTACATTCCATAAAAAGATTGGTAACGAAGACATCCGTAGAAAGATACGTCTTTATGGAGATACACTTTCAGATTCTATTGTTATAAAAGACATCAATGATCTTGTACAAAAGATCAATGAAGGTATTAAGAAACATGATAAAGATCTTGCTCAAAGAGAAGAAGATAAAATTGGTATAGAATTTACAAGAGAAAACTTTAAAGAATCAACTCCGGATACTTCTGAGTTTGATGATGTTAAAGGATTGAAAACAAGTGTGTCTGCAGCTATTGTAAAAAATGTACCTATCACTGTTATTGCATCTGCTGATATTGCACCTCCTGTAATACAAACAAAGAGTGCTACTACAGGTGCTAATTCTAAACCAGTGGTGGTTGCTCCAGGTGTTGAAGTGACAACTACTGAACCCACTGAAAATAAAATTGATGCTGCAAAAAAAGCTCAGATTGATGCTATATTAGCTGCTAATTCAGGAAAGCCTGTACAAGCTCCTAAACCGGAAGGAGAGGAAACTGAAATTGATAAGTTAAATAAAGAAATCAAAAGACTTGAACAAGAAAAAGAATTAGAAGTAGTTAAAATAAGAGAAGCTAAACTTGCAGATACGACTAGGAATATAACAGCTGCTGCTGCCATAAGAGAAGCTACAAGAGATGCTGCTATTATATATGATGCTGATATTAAAGCATTAAAGAAAAAAGTAAATGATCTTAGAAAAAATCAAAATCAAAGTCAACCTGGTAAAGTATTAAAGGTTACTACTAAAGCTGAATTTGATGAAGCTAGTGTAGTTAATATTGATAAATTTAAAAAATATATTTCTCGTATTTTAGGAGATGTTGTTGATGTTGAAACAATGGAACAGCTCACTGACAATCTTAAAAATAATAATATTACAGTGGGTCAGTTTACGGCTTACATGGAGATATTGAAAGATGGAAATAAAGCTGTTAAAGGTCTTATACAAGTGGGTGAAAAAAGTGGATTTAAATATCATGAAGCTTTCCATGCTGTATTCCGTTTGATGTTAAGTGATGAACAAGCTGCAAAACTTACAGGTTATGCTAAAATAGAAGTTAAAGAAAAACTTGCTAAAGAAGGTAGAACACTTAAGGAAGAATTAGATGAAATGAAAAATCTTCATACCATCTATGCAGATATGTCTGAAGAAGAATTAGAAGAAAGATATTATGAAGAGTATATGGCTGATAGATTTGATGAGTTTAGTTTAAAGAATGAACCATTAGCTACAAAAACTTTTCCTGGAATTCGTGGATTCTTTCAAAAGATTTGGGACTTCATTACATCTTTATTTAAAAAGACTTCAAAGAACCAACTTGATTCATTTTTTAGAGAAGTAAACCGTGGTAAATATAAAAATTCAAGAGTAACTGATAATAAATTTACTAAACCAGATGCACTTAGTATAACTGAACCTGCAATGAAAGCCATTAAAGTTGGTGAAATTGAAGTGCAAGATGAAAATGGTTATTGGATTTATGTTGATAAATATCTTAATCAACAAGAAGGAGATCAGTTAGCAAGTACAATTGCTTCAATATTTCATAGTAGAACGATGTCAGATAAAAGAGATAACTATAATAAAGCAGCTCTTTTAGATGAGATATTTGATGACTTTATTGATTTGTATAATCCTGAAAGAGAATTTTATACAAATGAAATAGAAAGACTTTATGAAATAGATCCTGCTCAAGCTACAGAATACAATAATAAATTAGAAGAAAAATTCAATATCTTTTACAGTGCAGAGAATAGAAAACTTTTATCCGAGTCTGTTGATGTTCATTTACGTACAATGGGTTATAACCAAGAACTTGAGGAAGATGAATACATCACAATGGAAGATGAATTTGGTTCTAGATATTCAACTGATAACTGGAAAGAAGCTCATTCAATTGGAGGCTTTGGTAGCTTAAGTAAATTCTTACGTCAGTATATTGCATCTACCACTTTTGCTTTAGAAAGAGATGACTTTGGTAACACTCAGTTTATTAATGGTGAACCTCTTTTACAAGCAGTGAATGCAAATCTTGTTTACAATGGTGTGTTAAAAGCTGTAGCAAATATTACTGACCAAAAACAATTTGTTGCTAGATTATTAGAACTTAAAAATGCTCAAACAGAAACTGGTAAATTCTTAGAAAAATTCTTTGATGAAGTGGGATTAAAAGTTGATAAAACCAGTGGAGAGTTTGTTGTAAGAAATCCAGCTAAAGCTACATTATTCCAATCTGTAATTAAAGGATTCCAACAATACACTGTTGATTACATCTTTATAAACAAAGATATTCGTAAGAGTAAAAAGATTGCTAGACTTATGGTGGCTAATAGAATGGGTTCTGTAAAAACTCAGTTTAGTCAGTGGCAGAATGCTTATACAGCTGTATATGAAAATGAATTATTTAAGCTTGCATCTAAAGAAGATAAACAAGCTTTTGCTAAAAGTAGAATTGGATCATTACAAGATATTGTCACTTTACTAAATCCTACTAATAATATTAGTGATGAAAAATTAGAATTACAATCTCAGGAATTAAGTAATCAACTTAAAATTGAATTAGGTATTTCTCTTTCACCATTATTTATTAAGTATTCAATTGCCTCTTCAAAGAAATCTGATATTCAAACTGAAGCTCAACGTAAGTTGGCTGAAAGTTATAGAGAAGTGGAAGGTATGAAAGCAGATGAACTTAAGCAATTAATGAAATCTATTCAGGCTTTAGAAAATCCTTTTGCTAAAAATATTGATAGTTTAAAAGAAGTTGAAATAGATCCTGAAGCTGATCAATCTGAAGAAGTGGATGATCTTGGTGAAGGTGGTAGTATTGCACGTCTTACATCATTAGCTACAGGTAATGCCATATTTGATGAAACCGTAAGTACCACTTCATATAAAAATGCTGAGGGTGAACTTGTATATTCTCATCAGTTACCTACCTTTCATTTAGTTAAAATCAATGACTTTAATAGTAAGGCTACATTGGATGAAATGAGAAAGAATGATTTCTTATCTAATAACGTTTTATTGGATTCTGATAAGTTTCAAGCAATGGCTGGGGAATTTAGAGTTCAAAGAATTGAAGGTATGAAAACTTCAATCCTTGAAGAAGATAAAGAAGGAAACTTAAGAGAAGATAAAACCATTCAAGCTAACCAAAATAAAGGTATAGTGTATGGTAGCTTTAGTGATCGTGAGTTCTTGATTTCTTTATTGGAGATGTACCAATATAACAAAGAATACACTGATGGTAATGCTAAACCATTTATGACTAGCCAACATCTTGTAAGAGTTGTGGAAGCTTCTAATACCGGAGATACAGTTGGTCTTCCTGTAATTAAAAGTGTTGAGTTAGGACAAGATGGTAAACCAAAACTTACTAAAGAAGCTATTGATATCTTAAAGAAAGAAGTAGTTCGTGAATTTGAACGTATCCAAAAAGTACGTACAGAAATTAGAACTAAGATATTTGAAGATGGTGAGGTGGAAGGATACCATTATGCTATAGATGAGAATGGTAATAGAACAGATAAGAAAAAACCAAGAGGATTGAAGTTCTATAAAATGAGTTCAATGCTTGGTGAAGAATTAGCTGCTGATCTTGAAAAGTTAAGTGAAGATCCTTCATTTAATTTGTCAAGTAAGATGAAAGAAATTGAAAGCAGAATTAACGAACACTGGGAAGGTCAGTTTGAAAACTTTACAGACAAGCTTGATAATCTTGGTGTCATCACTCTATCTAAAGGAGAAGCAGGAGAAGTTATTCAGAATAATCTATTGGATGATTTTATTTTAAAAGGTTTTACAACTAAAGAAAATAAAAAAGAGATTGTTGATGAAAAGAAAAATGGTCTTCTAAATCTTATACCTGGAAACTTAAGACATAACTTAGCTCAGATATTAGTGAATGATTACATTAACACATTGAGTGTCAATCAGTTACTATACGGTGATGAAGCTAGATCTTTTAAAGATGGTATTGATCAGGTAAAAAGAGCTAGAGGTGCTAATGGTTCCGGTGCAAGTATTGAATCTTTAATCACTGCTCCATCATTAGGTATTAATAAATCATTTACTAAATCTCATATTCTAACATTTACCAGTCCTAGATATAAAGCTGAATATGCTGGTGGATTAAAAGAAAAAGCTGATGCCCAGTCATACATGACGGTGAAGGCAGCAAGATACACTTTATTTGGTCTTGGTAAACTTACTCCTGAAAGAGCTGCAATATTAGATAAGATTGATAACGGTGAAAGATTAACTAGTGAAGAAATCTTTGGTACAGGTGGATTGAAACAAATGGAAGCAATGTTTAACTCAATGAAACTTGTTTATTTTGATGGTCCACAATATATCAAAACATCCACTGTAATGTTGACTAAAGAATTTACATCAACGTTAGTAGATGGTGAATGGGTGGCAGCAATTGGTTCTGAAGAACTACATGATCTTAGAGAAAGAATGGAGAAGTTTGAAATAGATAATGACACTGTTGTATTTAGTGCTGATAAATCTGCAAGTAAGGGTACAAAGAAAAATGTATTTGATCACAAACTTGGATTCAAAAGTGCTAAAGATGAAAACTTTGTTGAGCAAGAAACTAAATACTGGAGACTTCAGTTGGAGAATCCTTCTAACAAATTAGAAATCACGGATCCTACACAGGCAAAACAGATTATTATTGCTGAACAAGATGATACTACAGAAGTTGTATTCAATGGTGTTAATACCACTGTTGGAGCTCTTAAAGAATTGTATTTACAAGATACTGATCAACGTATTAAAAATAATTACTTCTCTGCTAGAGATAGTATCTTTAATATAGATAAAGCATTTTCTGAATTAGGTAAGTCTATACAACAAGATAAGGTGAGTGCTGATTTAAAAGTATTCCAGGAAAGAGCTATTGAAACTTTAAGAGCTACTGGAGCTGATAGTCAAATGTTAGAGTTTTTTGCAATAGACCCTTTAACAAATAAACCAAAGTATAATTTAAACAATCCTGTAACGTTAAATAAATACACTCAGTTATTTTTAGCTTATTTTTCTAAAGGTGTAATGAGTGAAAAAAGTCCAGGACATTCTGTGGCTTTGATGACCAACTGGGGTAAGAAAGTAGTTAAACGTTTTACTGGTAAGTATATGGAAGATGGTACTCCTATTGGAGAAGTTATTCCTAGTAGAATGGTTAATTCTAACTACTCTTTATACAAGGATGCTAAACGTTGGGATAATGACATTAGTCGTAAATTTACTGGGCTTAATGAAGGGGACTTTTACGTGGATGATCTTAGGCATAATGTTCCAGAATTTGATGCTAACGGTAAGATTATTGGTAGATATACTGAATACATCATGCCTGCTCACTTTGTAGAAGATATGAATCTTGATCCTACTAAACCTATACCTGATCATATAGCAAAGTCTTTTGGTGTACGTATCCCTTCTCAGGATAAACATAGTTTCATCACTCTTAAATTAGTTGACTTCATGCCTGCGTTTTATGGCTCTACAGCTATACTTCCACATGAGTTGATTGAGATATCAGGTGCCGATTTTGATATTGATAAACTATATATGCATATAAGTGATACATATGTTAAGAAAGGTCAACGTATTCCTTATGGTACTGAAACTTCTAAAGAAGGTAGATTTGAAGAATTTGTTCGTTTCCAGTCAAACAAAAACAAACAATTTAAAAAGACTTTAAAAGAATTAAAGAAGACAGATCCCACTTATAGAAAAGCAATTGCTAATATTGATAGTATAATTGATCTTAAAGAAGCATTCAGAGAATTATTACAAAGAATTCCTGAAAGTGAAAAAACAATTAGAGAGGGTATGCAAACTGCTGTTTTAATTTCAAGATTTATTGATGATATAATTGCAAATGAAAAAGGTATATCTCTTGAACAATATCGTGATAAATTAAGTACAGTTGAAGAAGCTTACTTCTTAGATGATCTTAGTGAAATGATGAATAAATTAGATCTTCGTGAATTACAATGGGCTGAAAGAGAATATGGTTTTGATATGGCTGATGTTATTTATAATTCATTGAAAGATTTAAAACAGTTTATAAATAACATGAAAGATCGTGAAACTGTTCTTATATCTGAGGCTTTAAAAACTCACAAGCTTCCATCTAATATTATTGATTATAGTAAAATTACCACTGAACAAAATAATGGTGTTCTTAACAATAGAATCCTTAAACAAAAAATGTTGATGCTTAACAATGAGCATATGACCAAGGGTGGTAATAAAGCTATTGCTTTTCAAGTGGCTTCTGTAAAAGGATTATCAGATCTTTTAGATCCTAATAACCCTGATAGTATCATCACTCTTTTAGGTGGTGAAGATAATATTCCAAAAGAACTTAAAGATGTTTTATTAGAAGGTAATGTTGATGTAGATTCAATGTTTGGTAAATATGTAGCATTTAAAAATAATAAAGAAGGTTCAAGAAATATTGGACCAGCTGTAAACTCAATGTTGGTTTATAGTATTCTGAATAATTTCAATGTACAATTAAGAGATACTTATTTTGACACTGCTTTAGGTGTAGATATACCTATGTATAAGTTTAAACTTAATGGTCATACCTTTGATGGGTATGGACAAACTAGAAGTTTTAATTTTGAAACAGGAAAATATGATTCCGACTTCCGTATATTCAATACCATCTCTACGATTGTATCAGCTATGACGGATAATGCTAAAGAACGTTTGGCTGCTAGACTTGGTCTTAATATAGAAGCTGTTGGTTATGTTTCTAACATGGTGGCTCAGGGGATTCCTTTAAAATCTGCCATTACATTTATATTGCAACCGGTTATCAGAGAATACTTTGAATTAAGTAAGGTGGCTTCTAATAATATCAAAACAGCAGCTGAAAGTGAAATATATAAATCTCAGATTGCAAGTGGATTATTAGAAGAGTATATAGAAAAAGCTGGTGAAGATTATGTTAAAGAAGATCTTACAGATGAAATGATGCTTGAGAACATTAAGAATAATGGAGCTAGTGCTATTTATCAAGCTTCAATATTAGAAGAGTTTATGGGATTGCAAGATCAATCTCAACACTATGCTTCTGTAGCTCAGATATTAAAACTTACAAAAGGATTAGGTACATCTTTTGAAGACTATGATAAAATTAATGAAAAGATTGAAAGTCTTGGACTTAGAGTAAAGAATGATCAACTTTTTGAAAGATTTGTATCAGAGAACACTGGCACTCCTCCTGCATTTGATCTTCGTCAAGTGTTGATGGGGTATGATGAAAACAAACCTCACCATAATTTTGTTAAAGGATACATTGACATAGCTGATCAGTTAGGTGAATTGAGTAAAGGAATGTTCATACAAAGAACTGCTGTATTCAAACGTATAGTTGAGATAACAAAAGATAACTTATTTATTAAGAATAGTGTTAAACAAAAGTTTAATGATAACATCAATGAAGATCTTATTGCATATTTATCAATCAAAGCCTATAGAAAATATTTAGCTGAGAATGGTAGAACAGCAACATTATCTTCAATGACAAATGCTCTTATATATGATGAGGCAGCTGAGAAAAAAGGTGATGAATTCTTAGATATTGTAGATACTATGAGATTAATTAGAGATAGAATGCCTAATAATCATTTTGTCAATAACTATTTAAACGTTGTAGCAACTAGTATTATGGATGCTGGTGGAGAAAAAGCCCTTAATCCTAAGAACAAAGATGGTATTAATAAGATTGAAAGTAACACTTGGGCTAAACTCAATGAATATCAAGTTGAAAAATTAAAAGATTCCTTTATAGAAATTTATCAATCAGAACTTGATTTTGGTAATGGTAGAAATGGTAGAGAAATGGCTAACACTTTATTTAATTATCTCTTGGTTAAAGATGGTGGTAGATTTAGAAGTGGTTCTTACATAAGATTTATTCCAAACTTTATGTTTGATGAATTATTAGAAAGCACTGGTAGAGCTAATGACCTAATGAAAATTAGCACTAATGCTACAAATGCTTATGTAGTAGATGAAGAATATAAAAAAATCTTTGGTGTTACATCATTAGAATTGTTTAATGAGTTTATGGCTAATTATACCACTCACGTTGCTAATGGTTATTATGTAAAAAGATATGACAACCTTTATAAAGAACCGAACATTCCAAATACAGGTAATGCTGCGTTTGATAGTTACAATCCTAAATCTGTAATTGTTTCTGAAGATAATGCAACTATTAAAATTAATATCTTTAGAGGAGCTAGAGAATCAAAACAAAAAGTACTCACTGAGGAAGAAGAAGCAGGCGTTACATTGATGAATGATGAAGACTACTTTGAATATTTAGATTCTCTTACAGATGCAGAAAGAGAAGATGTTCTTGCAGGAAAAAGTATTAAAAAAGCTGGTGGATATAATGCTGATGAAAAAGAAAGATTTAAAAAGAACATGGCTTATATTGATGCAAAAGGATTTAAACGTGCAAAAAATAACCAAATTACTTTTCCTTACATTATAAAGGTTCCAACTGGTGAATTTTTTGGTGGAGATAATTACTATATTCTTAGAGGTATTACAAAACCAGGATTGAAAAAAGGTGATAAGTCAATAGAACTAGATCCTAAAAAACTTATTCAAAAAGGTGAAACTGTAGCTTCAGGTATTGGTGCAAGATATGAATTAATAGAAAGAAAAGGTTCATCAAAAACATTTGCAGGAGCTGCTGTTATAGATGAGATTCCTGCAACAGCTACTCTTCCAAGATATAGAAGACCTATAAATAATTCTGGTGACTTTGGTGTATACCATACTAAAGAAAAATGGTTTGCAGACCCTGATGCTCCTACTGCTCCAGCTGCTGAAACAACTCCAGTAGCTTCTGCTACCACTACCAGCAATGTTAGAACTATTGTACCTGGAGAAGAAAAAATAGCTGATGTTATATACAATAGACTTAAAATTACCTTTACCTTTGTACCTGGAAAAGGATTTGAATTTAAAGGTGAGCTGTATGATTTACTACCTGCTGATATAAAAGCTAAAATTCTTTCTCCAGTTGATCTATTAAGAGAAACAGGTTTAACACCAAATTCTCCTAATATATCAGTTTATCAACCAACAAAAGTAGAAACACCTTTGACAGAGAAAATAACAGAAGCTGTTGATCCTTCTGCACCAATGACACCTGAAGCTATTAAAAAATTAATAGCTTTGAGACAATCGGGGGTTAAAGAACAACCTAGTTCTTCTTCACTCACTCCTGAAAGGATTCAAGCAATTAAAGATGCAATAGCTGGAAATAATGTTAAGAGTGTTCAAGATATTGATCCAAAAAATCCTCTGAATGATGAATGTAATGGATTAGGTGGTGGAGAGGGACCATCAAGAGTTTTATAATTAAAAAAATAAATAAAAATGGGTTGTCAATTATTTAGAGAAAATGGTAAGATTACTAAGATTTTAGCTGTGAATGAAAAACCTTCCAAGCTTTATAAAGAAATTCTTGAGGAGGTTAAAGCTAAGGGAACTAAATCTTTCATAGATAATATTGCTTATCTAAGAGATCGTCTTGCTGATGGAACTCTGTTAGATGATTCTGTTGAAGAGATAGCTGCTGGATTATGGAGTATAGCTTATAGTCCTGAGTATCAAACCTTTTTTAATAATATTACAAAACAACTTACAGGGTTTGCTGATGAGAACGGTGAACCTATATTTGCTGTATTTAAAAATAGTGTATTGAATGACAATTCTCAATACAACAAAGCAAGTATTGGTTCAGTGTTAGATCCTGAGCGTGCTGCTTTTACAAATGAAAGTAAAAAGAAAGGTAATGCCTTACAACAAAGAATTGTACAAGAGCTAATTGAGAAACCTGAGAATGCTGTATTTCTTGAACCAAAAGAGCACGTGTATTATGATGAATATGGTGAAGTGTATACATCAATCACAACAGGTATAAAAGGAAAGCTTGATGATAATGATAGATTTGCAAATAGCAGAGAAATAGGAAACAGTGTAGATAAATTATTACAAGGAATCATTCTTGGTAAAAATTTTGTTGAGTCTTCTGAAGGTATTTCTAATATAGAAAAGCCTGTATTAAAAACAATCTTTGCTGCTCTACAAGTGTATGTTGATAGTCTTACTAAAGATGGATCCATTGTTGTAACTCAAGCTGCTTTTGGTGATAAGTTTTCTAAAAGAGCAGGTTCTTTAGATCTTCTTGTAATTAACCCGCAGGGTAAAATGAAAATTGTGGATTTAAAAACATCAAAGAACAGTGTTAAAACTGAAAAGTATGATGAAAAATATCCAGTGAAAGATGGTTCTGTATTTCCAGGAGAAAGATTATCAACTAGACAACAACATGGTATTCAAGTGGGTGCTTATAAAAAACTTATAGAACTTAAAGGTTTTGAAGTGAGTGAACTTCATACAGTGCATTTAAAAGTAGATCTTGATAAAAATGATAAAGTGGAAGATATCACATGGGAAGGTGAAGTAAGACATCATTTAAGTATTAATAAAGATTATGTAGATAAACTTATTCCTACAGACATTGATACATTGGATAGAACAGCTGAAATTAAAAAAGAATTAGGGATGGATAATCCAGCTGATGATCCTGACTTTTTAGATACTGAAGAAAGCAAACCTGAACAAGAACTATATGGTGACATGTATGACAGGATGTATGCTGGTGCTAAAAAAGTAATTGATTTATTTGAAACACGTAGAAAATATTTAGATAAAATTAAAAAAGGTAAAACCTATTATGATAAAAATATCATGATAGATAAGATAAATGAATTAGTGGTGATGATGGGTGTTGAATTACAAAATGACAGACCCAGTGTTGCTTATGGAGCTTTTGTAAGACATGCCACAAATGAGATTAAAGATTATCTAAAAGAAATTACAAACAAAGATAACTTCAAAGATCCTGGATACATTTCACTTCTTCTAGAAGTGGATAAATACATTGAATCTTATAGAGGTATTGTAAATGTAAAAGGAGTTGGTAGCAGAGAACAACAACAGATGTTTTTAGAAATGTTGGATCTTTTAGATGATACTAAAGAAGCTATTGACACAAACCTTGCTGAGTATGTAAAAGATACAATAAAAGAAAGAACATCTAGAAATCTTACAGAAAAAGAATTGGATGATATCATGAAAAACGTTTATGATATTAAATATGAAGATTATCACTTAGGTGATCTTGCAACAAGTACTGACACTCTTTTAGCAATAGCTGATAAAATATATAAAGAAGCTACTAATAAAGCTACTGATGCCACTGAAGCAACTAGTAATAGACTTATGAAGATTGGTAATGCTTTATTGAAAGCTGCTGGGTTATCAAAACCTGTAGCTGCTATGTATGACTTTATGAAAGTTATGAATAAAGAAGGTAAGTTTACAGGTAGATATGTTGGTAGAGTGGGGCAGCAATATTATGAAATGTATTATGCTCTTAAGAATAAAACAAAAGAAAAGAACGGAGAAAATAAACAATACATCCCTATACTTGATCCTGCTAAAGCAAATGATGATGATATAAATTACAACATGGCTTTATTTAGAGACAAGAAAAATTATAGAGAATTTATGAATGCTGAAATCATTGGGCCAGATGGAGCTGATGATGGTAAGTTTCACAAATATTCTGATAATTTTAAAGCTATAAGATCTAAATATCAAGAATTAGTTTCATATCCTAAACCAGATGGTACTCTTTTTTATAAATGGGAAAAAATAAAAGACATTTCTCACGAAGAGTATGAACAATTTAGATTAAAATATTTTAATGAAGCTGAGTATTGGGGACCAGACTTTGAAAACGATGGTACATTTAAAGGAAAAGTCACTCTTAAAAAGAATTGGTTTGTTAAAAATGAACACGTTGAGATTAGAGATATTGCTGAAAATGGTTTAGACATGAGGGATCCTAAGTATGTCAAGTTGATGAATCCAAAAACTGAATTAGAAAAAGCTCAATCTAATTTTTATAAAGAATGGACTCAAGAATACGAAGGTCTTTTAGAAAAACTTCCTCCAGAAGTTGCTTCACAAATGAGAGGTAAAGTGGGTAGAGTGAGAGCAAGCTTTATGGAAAACCTTAAAAAAAGTGGAGAAGGTATGACTAAAGCTGTTGCAAAAAGTATGAAAAACTTTTTTACATCTGAAGTTTATTCTGAACAAAGATTGGTTGATGAACTTGGTCATATAGAACAAGGTCTTCCTATAATGTATGTTGGTAAATTAAGAAATGAAGGTCGTGTTGAATTCTTAAAAAAAGAACTTAATGGTGTTAAGCAAAAGTATTCTGATCGTAAATTAAGTAAAAAAGAATACACTGATCAAAAGAGTAAGTTACAGGAATTAATTAAGATAGAAGAAAACAAAATCAGCACTGAAGAAATAGAAGGTGATCTTGTTCAAAACTTAATGACTTTTGCAAGTATGGCTGAGAACTATGAAATCATGAGTGGAATAGAATCTGATCTTCAGGCTATTGCTAAGGTGATGGAAGACAGAGAATATTATGAAACAAATAGTGTTGGTAAAAAACTTATTAGAGCTGGTTCTAAAATTAGTAAAGATGATGAAGGTACACCTGTTGTAAAAAGAAGTGAGGATGTATTAGCAACCAAAAGACTTCGTAAGTGGTTTAAGATGGTGTATTATAATAACCAAGAGTTTAACAAAAGTACTGTAGCAATGGTTGCTAAACGTGTACAAAATCTTACATCTCTAAAAGGTGTAGGTTTTAACATCTTTGGTAATGTAAATAACTACGTAATGGGTAGAATCAATAACTCTATTGAAACTGCCGGTGCATTATACTATGATAGAACTGCAGCTAATAGAGCAGTGGGTGATTATAATAAAGAATATCTTCCTGGATTATTTAAAGGACTTGGTAATAAAGATGGTGAATATTATGCTGATAAAAAACCTAATAGTAAATATGAAGCTATGGTTGAAAAATTCAGAATGATAAAACACTATCAATCTGGGGAAGGTGATTCTCCAATAGGTAAGGCTATAGGTTGGGGATATGCAATACAGCAAGGTGGTGAATATAATGTTCAGAGTAAAACTGGTGTTGCTATCTTAATGTCTAAGCAAATTAAAAATACTAAAACTGGTGAGACTTTAAGTGTATATGATGCTTTTAATTTTGATCCTAACACTGGAGAACTAAAGTTACAAGATGGTTTTGAGTTATCAGATAAAGATAGATATCAATTAACGAATTATATTCTTGAAGTGAATAAACAAATTCATGGTAACTATGCTCCTGAAGATAGGATGGTTATACAAGAAGGTTGGATTGGTCAATTGGCTGCTCAGTTTCACAAATGGGTATATCCTGCTTATAAAGTTAGATTTAAAGAAAGATATGTTGATGAAAACTTAGGAACTATTGAAGGTAGATATGTAACAGTTTATAACTTCTTAAAATATATTAAAGAAGCTGAAGGTGGATTCTTAGAAAAATTTAGAACAGGTTGGAAAAATATGGATGCTGTACAAGTTAAAAACATGTATAAGAATTTAGCTGAGCTTGGATTCTTGGCAGCTAGCTTTGCAATGTATGGTATATTTAAAGCTTTAGCTGATGGTGTAGATAAAGATGATAAAACATTAAAACGTTGGTTAAACTTTATGTCATTCCAACAAAGTAGACAAATGCAAGAACTTGTAACTCTTATGCCAATAGTTGGTACTAAAGAACAGTATCAGTTGGCTAAATCCCCAGTGGCTATATTAACAACTCTCAAAGACTTTGGGGAAGCTGTTCAAAAAACTATGAGTCTTCCTTTTCCTCCATATGAAAAAAACTACTATACAAAGGGAGTTTATAAAGGAGATCTGAAGGCTTGGAAAGAGTGGAAAGATGTCATACCAGCTTTAAATGTTTTAAATAAATGGCAGTCCTATGATCAAGTGAGTAGTTTCTATATTAAATAAAAAAGAAGGAGATTAATTCTCCTTCTTTTGATATTTAGCTATTCTAATATAAATGAATATTAATCCCAGAGATACCTCTGTAAATTCTAATAATTCATCATTTATTCTTTCAGTTCCTTTCTGAAAAAATATACCAAGTAGGCATCTGTATGCACTACAAAATTCAAATTGTACTCCTATCATATTATTTCTATTATTAAATTTATAATTGTTTTCTAACCCCTACTCTAATTGCTATTTCTTTATTCAAAAATGGAGAAAATCTTCTAGTCTTATATTTAACTGCATTTCTTAATATACTAGCTTGTATACCTGTATATATTTCAGCATCTACATAAGTCTCACATTCTTTTATAATCTGTTGTTTAGTAGGATCATATATCTTTAAATATTCATCCTTAGCACAAAGGTCTCCTATTCTCATAATAATTTACTGTGATTTAAAATACTTCTTACTGTCTCAGCTAGTGCAAAGATATCTGATGCATTGGCTATTTTATAATCAAAATTCCAATCATCTAGTCCTATTTCAGAAAGATGATTGTTAATTGGTTTTACTCCAGGTCTTTCTACACGGATGATTATACCACCTCTATCTTTAATAGCTTTAGCTTCATTAACAAATCTAGTATCTGTAACTATCCAGTTTGGAAAGTCACCATCTTCATCTTGTTGATAATCAGCCATAAGAGCATTCACCCATACATTATCATGTAGTCCATTTCTAAGACCATCTGTTCCTAATTTCTGCAAGAATTCTCTTACAGTCATTGGCATACCATGCATGGACCACTCTGGGCCCAGATTAGTTTTCTTAAACTCTTGATCTTCAAACTTATCTATATGGATACCTGTAAGATGTTCAGCTATGTCTTTAAGCTTTCCTGCAAACTTCATAATTTCCCATCCAGACTGCTCTTCTAAGAACCACCCGTGTTCTTCCATATCAACAACCATGTCTTCTACAGGAAGTGCAAGAGGTTCTTCATGATGAGCAAATATGTATTGTATTATTGCTCCTACAGTGTCCTTACCGGAACCACTGTATCCATTAATTCCTATTATTGCCATAATTTGTGTATTTAAAATAATGATAATTGTGTAACTACTCTACTCTTAACTTTTTCTATTTGGTTTATTTCTCTATAGATAGCATCAATATAATACTTGATGTCAATGTCATATTCCTCAAACGGTTTATTCACCATCTGATTCATGGTAGTCTGCATCCATTCACCAGCCTCCACTTGTATTTCTCTACCATCAGTATGACATTTTACAAGCTTGCAACCGTTGTTGGATACATAATACCTAATAATCTTTTGAAGTTTTTTATTGACAAGCTGCCCATCTATTATATTTCTTTCTACAAAGTGCCAAGCTCCTTTAGCTTTTACACCACCACAATAATCTAGAATGTTTTGGTTCTGTTCAAGAAACTCTTCGGGCTTCACCCCATGTACAAGATATGCATATATAGCTTTAGGAATAATTAAGAAAGACTTGTTCTTATGGAACATAGCCACTTTCTTTTTCTCAAGATCTTCCCACTCAAATCTACCTTTGCATTTTGTTTTTCCATTCTTATAAACAGCAATATAATTATTTACATCACCAATTATCATCTTAGAATATTCATCATGCTCAAGAGCTAATTGTGTAAGATATTCCCATTCACCACACACTTTAAGATAGACGTCTTTTTTGTCTTCAGGAATCATCATCTCTAAGCCATCTGTATTTTGCATTAGAGGCTGTACTTCCGGGATAGCAAGACATAACATCTCATATAACATAGATAGTTGTAGCTGACCGTTGATGGTAATATCCATGGTCATCTTAGGATCAAATAAGAAACTATTTTCATCACCTGTCAAACCGTATGTACTATTTAGAATAATCTTATACACATAGTTCTTGGGATCAGATTTTGGAATCTTCTTTCTTTCTTCAAATATCCACTCATACAATTCACAGAATTCTTTCTCCGGTAGATGGGCTGGATGAAATTTATTTTTAATAGCTAGATTGGGATAGAAACTTACAACATCTGAAGTCATAATTGTCCATCCTGGTTTAGCTTTATAAACTCCCATATCAGCAGCACCATGTAAACCACCTAGTCCATAGTCAGTCTTCACTCCTTTATAGTTCATTGTATACTTAAACTTATCTTTAGTGGAGGTGATAACCTTTGTTCTAAAATAGGTAAGTATGTCTTGAAAATCTTGAGTTTGAAATTTTATAGATGGAAGTATACAATCAGCCAATACAATATAATCCCTTGGTGTTCTAAGCTGTTTAATCTCAGACTTTTCCATTCCTAATTTCTCTTTTAAGAAATGTAAAAATAGCTCTTTAGATATACGTGGCTCAGATGCACTGTACAAATCAATACCATATTCATCGGTGAGAGTTTTCCTAAGCTGTATTTGCTCTTTAGAATGTTTGAGAATCTCCTTAGTGGAAAGTACGTCATTAACACAATAATCAATAACAGCTTTTAAGGTGTCACTGTCTGTGACCGGTTGAAGATAGTGGTATGGCATCTCTTCTACGTTTTGCCAATCCATAGAATACTGTATCCACTTAAGTGAACTCATCTTTGCTTTGTTATCCCAATGATTGAGCTTGAATAAGTCAATCTGCCTGATTTTAAGCCTAGAAGGAGAATAAGTAGCAAAGCCGCCACTATCCGTTTTCTTAATAGTTTCTTGTGCAAAATTAAATATGTTTTTTATAACATTCTCTGTAGACATCTTTTCTAATTTCTTAGCATTATCTAGAATGTATTGAGATATTTGAGCATCAAATGCTAGTCCGTTATAAGAGATGTGCCATTCTTTTTGTGTCACACATCTTTGAAGAAATGTGACAAGCTTAGAGATGTCATTTCTCTGTTCGTGAACAACGAACAAGTGCTTTACATTACTGTCTTTATAATCTATAAATACACCTACAAAACAATTTACAATAGTTTCATAGTCCATCACCCAATGTGTTTTTCTCATTTATATAATATTCAGTTAAGCTGTTTCCCCTTAAATGTAAAAGATAAAAAAAGGAAGTGCTAGAAAGCACCTCCTTAATTTATTAGTATGAATAACAATTAGACTGTCGTAATAATGCTGTTTTCAGCAGCAACTGGTTTAGTGTCTATAACAAGATCTATATACTGTTGTATGTTGAATGTGTCAGAATTCTCTGCAAATCCATTTACAAAAGCTTTAATCTCATCTACATTCTCTATATAGTATTCGTAAAGAGTGTTTAGTGTTCTTCTTTCTTCAGCATATGGTTTACCATTTTCTCTTTTACCAATTTTAAGATAGTTTACATCTCCAATATCAGTAAGTTTTGGTAACATATGCAAAGACTCTTTACTAATTCTACCAATAATAGCTAACACTTTAGATTGTACATCAAAGATGCACTCACTATAGGGACAGTTAATATCAGTAGGAATCATTTTGAAGGTCTTAAATTGACCCCAGCTGGAAGTAATCAGCATCATTGAATTATTCATACACTTGGTTTTGTTGGTTTAAACAAAGTTAAACTGTTTTTTTTAAACTTTCCAAATATTCTTTAGGAATTTTTAAAGTTTCTTTTTCCATGTCACACGCATTACACAATTCCCCTATAGATTTAAGGTCATCTATGTTTACATCAAGAAGGGTGGCATATTCTTCAAAGTAATCTTTAGGATGAAGATAAGTGTCAATATACTTATATTCAGAAGAACCTTCTCCGTAATATGTTCTTATAGCTTTCTTTAAAACCGTTGATAGTTTTGAATACTTTCCCATAATGAAATTAAACCAATCTGTTTGATATATGCCATAATCAAATGTATAGACAGAATAGTTTTCAATAACTATCTTTTCTATAAACAAAGGATTTTCAATTAGCATATTCTGCTCAAATGATTTAAACTCAACACTATCAATGTTCTCAAATGTACAAATAAACTTCACGTCTTCAGCACCTATATAGTTTTCAATAGCTAGATAGGTGCCGGACGGTGAAAATTCACTATTCTTCTTTATGCCAAGAGCTGGGTATAGAAATGACTTAGATTTCTGAAAGTATTTGCTGTATAAACTCTTGATCATTTTATATAATTTATAAGGTTACTGAATCTGTAGCAAAAGCATGAGGAAGATCAAAACTGTTATTTAAATAATGCCATTCAGCTTTATCTAACACTGTGTTAAGTCTGTCCAACCATGAAGCTAATGTGGAATCTTTTACAGGGAAAGCATATGTTTGAAACATTTTATCTATTGTAATAAAATGAAACTTCATTTCATACCCTGCATCTATAAGCTCTTTGAAATGAACAGTTACCATTGTACAATAAATAACTGCTTGCATCCAATAAGAATAAAATTCTACACTTTCTTCAAAGTCTTTTAGCTCTTTGCTAGTAGTCTTTACATCATTAATATAGATAATTTTCTTGTCATTATCAATTATTAAATTATCAATAATTCCCTTAAGACCAAAAGCTCTTCCTGGAATATCAATTTGTATAGGAAGCTCATTGGCTATAATTTTATTATCAAATTCTGTTATATTACAACCAATAAGATCACACACTTTTTTATTAGTCTTGATAATCTCTACAGCATTAGTGCAATAGTCATATGTCTGTTGATCAATTAAAGTTTTATTTCCTTTAGTTCTAAGAAAGTTCCAATAGTTTACTCCTTCTGGTGTAAATATTTTATCTATTCTTTGTTGATCTGTCTTTAAACTCTGATGAAGATTCATATCTTTAAGAATATCTATAATAGCATCTGTAAATTCTACAAGACTTGTTCTTTCATCTCCGTTTTTAGCAAGTTCTGTATGATGAGCAAACACTCTATCTACAACTGTACGTGTATTACCTGTCGGTAAATTATCAGGGCTAACTAAAAACTGTTCGTTGAACTTTTCTGGTTCTAATAATAATCCGTGAATAATCTTCCCTTGTACAAGATGAGCATCTGTCTTTTCTTCTTTGATACCAAGTACATACAACTGGTGAAATACCACTGGATTCCACATTAATTTATTAAGGCTGCTGTAACTAAAGTAGAACTTCTTTTTATAAAATTCTGATTCCATAATCTTTATGGACTCTTCCATTAAATCTTCTAATTCCATATTCCCATTAATTTTAAAAGTATTCTAATACGACCTGCTGTAGCTGGGTCTTTTGTTAATGCTTCCTCATACTCAAGGAATTCTACAACTCTTCTAGCATCTTCATCTTTTGCTTTATTTTGCATAGTGTCAGCTATTCTTTTAAGCTGATCTGCTATATCAGGTAACGTACCTTCTATAAGTTTTCTACCCATTAGGGTCTCATGTAGTTCTGGCATACTATATCATTTTGTAGTTTGGATCAAATAAAAAATCATACATATCTTCCATTGGTAGACAACCTAGATCCATAACACTAGGAACTAAATCTACTGGAACTAATGCTCTATTTTCTTCATATGCACCCACTGTGCATCTTTTTATACCAAGAATTTTACCATACTGCTCTTGAGTATAGCCAAGTTCTTTTCTTATTTCTTTAAATCTTTCATTAATTAAACTCATGGTTCTCTCAAATGTTTAAATTGTTTCCATTCTTCTTCTGGTAAGTATTCTATTAAATTTACTACAGGACAGAACGTAAGTAGTTCTTCTATAGCTTCTACTTCACCACAGTGAATATCTAATTCTATTTGTTTATATACTGTTTCTATAAGGTCCTGTTTACTTTTTGGACTTTTCATCTTTTGTCTTTTTTGTTTTTATTGGTAGTTTTTCATTAAAGGTGTATCCTAGATTAACAAAATGTCTTCTGAGTTTGATAGTTAAATACCTATTGTTTGATAACACATTAGTTAAAGGAACATTAAGCTTGCTAGCTATATCAATAAAAGAAAGACCATTCATTCTAAGAACTAATATTTTTTTCTGAAGTTCTGTTAGAAATTGAAAACCTTCACTCATAATAGTTAAGTCTTCTTCTACAGAATCATTCTCAGTTTGATATTCATCACTTAAATATAAAAAGTCATCAGTCAAATCTTCTTTAATAGTTCTAGGACCAGTGGCTCTTCTATGTCTGTCAATACAATAGTTTTTAGCAACAGTACGTAACCAAGCTGAAAAACTACCATCTATAAACTTATCAATCTTTGTAGCAACAAGTGTCCATATTTCTTGATTGTAATCTTTAGCTAGTTGCACTTCTTTAGTAGATTCTCGTATAATAGAAAGCACAGTCTTCTTATACTTTTTGTAAAGTAATTCAAAAGCTTGTTGGTTTCCTTCTTTATATGCAAGAATTAATTCTAAATCAGATGTCATTTTGCTTTTTCAGATTGTGTCTTTTTATTATGGCAGTCACTACATAAACATTGTAGATTGTCTATTTCACAGAATAATCTCTCTACAAAGCCTGGAAGGTCATTAGCACACCTTAAAGTACCAGCAGGTATAATGTGATCTACATTGATTTTCTTATCAGGAAACCATTGTAAACACTCTGCACACTGATACTCAAACTTTTGTCTTTTAAGTGGACCTTTGTAAGCCCTTTTAACTTTTGCTTTAGCTTGGGATATAGGTTTCCACCATCTAGACTTTTGTCTTAGTGCTGATCTAATAAAACTCCAGAAGGCAGCGTCTGTCATAGTACCTGCATTCTTTGTTTTTGGTGCTGCACCTTTTCTAGGTTTAGCTATTTTCTTCTTCATTATTTAATTTTTTAGCTAAGATAGGAACTAATCTGTTCCTAACCTCCTTAGCTCCATAATCTTTTATACTATCCGATGGATCCTTACTCATAGGAAGCACCGTAATTTCTATAAATGGATACTTTTCCCTATACTTCTGCATAGCTTCTATACCTGCATCATCATAATCAAACATTACAATAATTTTAGAATACTTGTTTCTAAGATCTTCCATCACAGTTTGTTTAATCATAGTGTTTTCACTATCAGGTGCTATAACATCTACATCAAGTTTGAGAGACTTAATAGACATTACATCTTTAAGACTAGAAGTAATTACTAAGTGCTTACGATTTTGTAATTGTTCCCATCCTTGAACATAGCTTTCAGCTTTGATAAACTTTTTATCTAATGTCTTTGGTTGATAGATTTTATAAAGGGTACCATCTTCCTTGAAATAACCATAGAGATATAGTCCTTTTATACAAAGTTCATTATCATCCTTGGTCATGCAATAACTTTCTAGTGGTTTCACGTTGTGAGCCTCAAGTAGTTTAGATCCAATATTAAACTGTGTCCAGAAATATTGATCTTGTGTGGTCCAACTTCTAACTGTATGACTAGTCACCTTATACTTGGAAGCTTTTTGAAACTTTTCTATGTCATATCCTCCATTATTATGAAGAACAAAATCATTGTATGTTTCTACAATAAGCTGACAAGTTTTATGAAATGAAAGATGTGTTATTTCTTTTACAAAATGTATAGCATCACCTCCTTTACCAGTGGAGAAATCTTTAAACTTATAAACTTTACCATCAAAATATATACACATACTAGGTGTACGTTCACCAGGATTGAATATAGATTTAAACTTTACATCCTGTCCATTCAGTTTTTCTTTAAGTACACAGAAATGTTCAAATATCCAACTTGATGGAACATCTTTTACATCATGTACTAGATTCTTTGTATTAAACATATTCCAAAATTTTATGCAAAAATAAGGGGGAATGTAGAAACATCCCCCCGATAATTAAAAAAGAAAAAATACTACATATCAAAATCATCAACAGCTGGTTCAAAACCACTAACTGTTTTAGTTGTAATAGCTTTGTAATGGTATTGGTTATTTTTATCAAACTTATCTATTCCTGTTACATCCATTGAGGCAAACTTATATCTTGGTAAAGATAATTTTACAATTGTTTTACCATTATATTCTTCTTCAGTGCCCTTTAAGAAGAAATAAAGATTGTGACCCTTAACAATCTCAGTCACTTTCTCAACCCATTCTTCAATGCTGTTTGCATTTACATTATCAGCATGATCTCTTAATCCAATTTCAGATGCAATGAATAATAATTTGTAAATGATTTCATTCTTAGCTGGGCTGTCTGAATCAAATTGATCAGAATAAATAGTGGCACTCACTCTAGAAGACTGACCTTTGAACTTTGGTCCTTCTGGATTATTCTTATCTATAGCCCAACCTTCAAAACCTTCCATTGCTGGACCTTCTAAGATTAATTCTAAAGATTTTTTACCACTCTTTGCAGTTCTAACTGATGAACTAAAGATGTGTGCTTTTACAACTCCTGGTTGTAACGATTTAGGAGTACTTCCTCCCGATTTGATTTCTTGTCCTTTTGTGTTAAACATACTGTTTTGTTTTTAAATAATGATTAATTCTCGTAGTCAATAATTGCTTGTCTTACATATTCAAGATCATTTACAATCTCAAAAGTAGGAAACATTCCTTTAGGACTTTTACATGTGTTTTCTCCGTTGTTTTGTGTTTCAAACACGTGACGGATAGCACCATCTTTGTCTTTCTTCACCTTACCAAATAATACAATAGAGAACAAGCCTTCTAATGTAAGCTTTTCATCTACCATTCTACCAATGGTTTTGGCTTTGTAACGTTTTTTTCCTTCTAAATCTGAAGATTCTTCTGCATGTGTCAAGAAATAGATTTGAAGATCATCTCTTAGATCCTTTGGCATTCTAGCTATACGTGCTAATCCTGCCCCGATCTGTGTGAACTTTTCATAACCTTTTTCATCAACTCTCTCAAAGAATTCAAATGAGCTCATGTACTGAAAATCATCAATAACTAACACCTTTATATCAGGTCTTTTGTCATTGACATATTTAATACAAGCTTCAATGTTAGGTACTGTGGACTTGTCATACATGTTACCAGTGGGGTTGTCTTTACTCCAGATGGTATACTTTTTCTTCCAACCTTTGAACGGTAAGGGCTTGTTAGCCACATTAATGATAAAGGTTTCTTTGGGGTCCAAGTTTTCTATACTTGTAGACTTCCCACTACCTGATTCGGCAATTACTAAAATACTCTGTGCCATGTTATGTTGAAGATTTGATTAAGTTGTTAAGCCAGCCTTTTAAACTAACTGGTTTACCTGATTGCATAGCATAGAAGTCTCTAATTGTCATCTCACTATACGGTGCATCTTCCTCCAAAGGTACTGAAATTTTATGGAATTTTGGTGTTTTTTCTTCTACTTTTTTTTCCATAATATCTATAGCAGCACCTTTGCTAATGGCTGCTGAGTAAGGATTTACCACTCTCAATTCTTCTAAAGGAACGTTGTATGAATTCTTAGGATTGAGTTCATACTCTTCTTCAAAACAAGCGTTTGGTGGTACTCTATAAACTTTTCTTTCTACATCAATAGGATCAAGATCACTACTGATTAGTTCAAAGAAAAAGCCTTTGTCTTTTCGGAATTCTGAACCAAAGATTCCAACAACTTCTCTGCCTTGTTTATCATAGAAGGCTTTCTTCATGTTGAAATCTAATGGACTAATTCCAAGGTCATTGATTAATCCCATATGAAAGTTACGGATAGCATCTAGCTTTTGTTTCTTCCATTCTTTTAAATCAAATGTCTGGTTTTCTGCCATGTTTGTTTGTTTTAATTGTTATTAAATATCATCTACATCTATATCAGAAATTGTAAGAGTAGCT